CGGGACCGGGATCGCCGGCGATATTTGGGTTGAGGAGCATAACGTCTACAGCACGTTCACTTCATGCGCGTATCCGAATGTCCATAACAATGCGATCGTCAGCTATGGGACGGACTATTCTCCGGCGTATTTTGACGGGCAGTCCTCGTTCAATTATACATTCCAGCACAACATTGTTGCGTGGGGATCCAATCGATGCAACCAGATCACTGGCCTCTACGGCGCGCAATGGCTGGAGAACATCATTTATTGCGGCTACTCAAGAGGTGTGACCTCGGTTAGTGAGGCGGATGCGCTTTATATCTCGTCCGCAACGCAGTTCCCGCCGTTTGGGCCGCCACCGTCGTACCCTTGGTCGACGCCACAATATCTTATTTTTAATAAAAACGTTGTGGTGATCAACACCGGCGGGGCGATTACGTCGAACTATCCCTTTGATGGGCAGAACTCGCTAAGTTCGAATCCGTCTTACGCCTCGATGGCGAGCAATTACTATCAGCAAATCGACGGCGCACCGAAGTGGGGCGGCAGCACTACGTTCGCGGCATGGCAGGCGCTGTCCAACCCAGCTGGAGGAACACAGGACACTGGTTCATCAATGGTCGGGCCGCTCTCGATCCAGGCCGGCGCGAACTTTGTCGACCAAACCTTTACCGCGTCGACGCTGTTCGATCCGTCCGGTTCTGCGACACTCTGCTCGGATGGCGTCCAGCGTTCCCCAGCGTGCGCGTTCAATTTCACGCTTTGGAACCCGTCGCTGGCGGGCGTCCAGCCATCCACGGGCTCGGGCGCCTATGGAGCATGGGCGAACTATCCTCAAGATCCGAACTTCTTCCCGATCGCATACCTCCTGATCAACACGACAAGGACATGGGCTGGGGGAACCTACGCGAACGCGGTTGCGGGCGCTATCGGGACCGGCATGAACACGGCTCTGACGATCGATAATCAATCTGGCGGCGGCTGGCTTCCGACGGGTTTCGGCACGGGCGACTTGAACGGCTCCTTCGCCACGCTCGCCAATGCCGGGATTTATATCATTCCGGACATGAATTCATCCGCCGGCGTTGCCCCGGAAGACCTGTCGAATGGTTCGGTCGCTTCTGAAAAGCTTCTGGCCCAAACGATGGGGCATTCGAAGATGCTCATCGGGTACAACATTGGCGACGAGCCTCAGTCCGGAAGCTGCACGACCTGGCCGATGTCGGCGATCCCCGGGCAAATCACGACTTACAGCGGATATGACGCGACGCGGCCCACGTTTTTTAACTCGACGAATATGTTCTTCGGTCACGGCGTCTGCATCCCGGCCAACGCGCCATATATCACGGCGATGCCGGTCTTCTCGCTTGATCAATATCCGGTCGTCCAAACCTCGAACCTCAGTTGCTGCAACGGCACGCCGCTCGATCAGATCTGGACGCAAGGCTATTCGATTCAGCAAGCTTCGACCTATCGCACAGGCTACACCCCGATTTGGGCCTTTGTTGAAACAGGGGGGATGGATTCGCGTGTGACCAACGGTGGCGCAAGCTGCTCAACGGCGACCAATCGTTGCACCGGGACCAACACATATTATCGCACGCCTCTTTGGGCGGTCGCGGCGGAAGATTGGACGAGCATTATCAACGGCGCGACCGGTTTGGAGTATTTTTGCTTCGACAATACGGCGGCTGATGGAACGTGCGTCAGCAACGGCGGCACGACGGTTCTCACGACCGAATCGGGGCCTGAAAGCCACGGCACGATCAATATTACGCCAAACCTCGTCGCGGCGAACCTCACCTATATCAACGGCGCCATCAAGAGCTACGCGGCGATCTTGAATACGACAAGCGTCGGCTTCTGCACGATGATCAACGGGACGTCGTACACGAACTTCACGACGTCCTGCTCAGGCGGGATCCTAAGCCTATCTACGGCGAGTTCATTGCCGGCCGCGGCGATGGTGAAATCCTACAATGGCGCGCTCTATCTGTTCCTGCAACCACAAAGAAATGGGAGCAACGCTCTCACCGTCACGCTCTCCGGATATGCAGGTAAGACAGCAACAATCGTTTACGACACGAACGCGCAATACGATTCCGCCAACAATCATACGGGCGCGACATTCACGCTCAACGGATCAGGACAATTCACCGATACTTTGGCCGCCAATAATGACAACTACGAGACCAAAATCTACAGAGTACAGTAGAGGAAATCGATGACAATTCCCGTCACGCAGCGCCAGCTCGATTGCGCCGCTCTTTTCATCAAGGCCGGCTATCACAAGACGGGGGCCGCCGTCTGGGTTGGCGATTTCGTCGAAGAGGACGGCGCCGGGCTGATGACGAAGTTCCGGTTCAAAACCGGGCTAAAAACGGACCACGGATCTGAAAGCCTTGCGCAGTGGAGGGAAGATCGACTCTACGGAACATTGCTGCCGGACGGAAGTCGTGCGCCGGATGGGCTCATCCCGTGGTGCCATCTCCATAACCTGGACCCGGAAACTCTTGAAGGCGCCGTCGCCTTTGCGATTTGGGAGTGCGGTGAAAAATATCCAGACCTAGACAAAGCGATGCGCGCCGGCGGGAATATCACGGAACTGATGGTCCGTCTCGTCAAGGAATATGAGCGGCCGAACATGGCGGTCGCGCATATTTACGACATCCGGATTCCGCACGCGGTCGAGATCGACAAGCGGCTGCAGCTCATCGATGCGCATGCCGGCGCGCAGAACGATCTCAAATCGGCGCATAGCGCGGCCGGGGGCGTCGTGGCGCTGGGGACGGCTGCGGCGGCGGCCCATCAATGGGCTGGAATGCCGATGCCTGTCGTGTGGGCTTCCGCGGCCCTTGTGATCGGAGTTTTGCTCATTCTGTCGGGAAAGGCCGCGAACGCGCGCCAGAAAGCAGAGGCTGCGGCGATCGCCATTGCCCGTGCGCCCGTCGTCAAGACGCCAGATCCTGCCCCGGTCGAAATGGCCGCGGCAGCGCCGGCTCCGCCCATTTCTCCAGCGCCGTCCAGCCCAGATCCAGCCGCGCAATTCATGGACGCCTTCTTCGCCAGGCTTGAAGCGTTCGTGGACGCAAAATTCTCCGTCGCGGATCACATCGATTCCGCCGACGGGCTCATTGACCTATCCGCCTACGGGCTAGGGTTCTTTGCACAATAGGAGCTTTTCTCTCATGACAATCAGCATTTGGTGGGTTCTCTTCGCGCTGGTGGCGATGGCGGTCGTCACTGTTCTTTTCGTCTGGCCCTCGATCAAGACATCCGACAAGGCGCTGGATCGAACGGGACGTCTCGCCGAAGCGCAGACATGGACGGATTGGGCGAAGGCGTTCTTCGACGGGCGCAAGGCTCCGATCACCGCGGCGATCATGGGCCTGCTTCAGTTCTTTCAGCAGCCCGCCAACGTCGATGCCGTCAAGGCGCTCCCCTGGAACGCGATCATTCCCGCAGCTGACATGCCCTATATCAACTTCGGCCTCGGCTTGCTGACGATGATTTTCGCTGCGCAGGGCAAAGCCTACGCGGCCGTCACGCTGCCGAAGGAATAACCCCATGTTCGCGGCGATCGGGGCACTGGTCCTTCCGATACTTAATCTCTTCGTTGGTCCGCTCATGGCGTTCATGACGAAGCGCCAAGACGTCGCCTTGCAGGAATTCCAGACCAACGCATCGACCGGTCTCGCCGCGCAACAGGCTGACAACGCTGCTCAGGCCGCCGCCAATGCGGCGAAAGAAGCGGCCCCGCAATGGTGGGGCTGGCGCGCGCTCTTCCTCGTCATCGGGGGAACAGCGGCGTTTCATTTCGCCGCGCTCGTCTGGACCCTCTCGGCGCCGCCCAAATACACATGGGCGGTGCATCTGCTGCCGAGCCCATTGAACAATGTCGAGGTCGCGATCCTCACGGCCTTTTTCGTGATCGGGCCGTTCGTCTCCTATTTCCGAAAGGCCTGAAATCAATGGCGCAATCAATCTCATCCGCCATCGCGCAGATCCTTTCCAGAGTTTCGGCTCTTTCGGCCGGAATCGCCGCCCTGCCGGGTAAATTCGACACCATCATTGCAAACCAAGGAAAGATCATGGCTACCGAAATCGAAATGAAAGCTTCCGTTGACGCTCTGACCGCCGCTGTTGCGGCTCTCAAGCCCGCTCTTGACGCCGAAAAGGCCGCGATCGCCGACGCCGTCGCGAAACAGCAAGCCGCTGACGCCGCTGCCGCCGATGCCGAGAAGGCCGCGTTTCTCGACACCGTGAAAGCGCCGGTCGACGCCGCGACGGCGATCATCGCCGAAGTCACGCCGGCGCCGGCCGCGTAATCAAAAAGTAGAGCGGCCTGGCCTTCGCGCGCCGGGCCGCTCACTGACCAAACTTGAAATGAGAATGCAAAAATGACGCAAGACTATTACGGCACAAAGCGATTGTCTGCGGAACCGATGACGCGCCAGCAGTATAACGACTTCCGAGGTTGGAGCTTACCCGCCGATGAAAATGGTGCGGATGAAGGCTATCTTGTCGAATATCAGGACGGCGGGAAGCCGAACGTGGCCGGCAGGGCAGGCTATATTTCGTGGTCGCCCAAGGAACAGTTCGAAAATGCCTATCAGCCTATAACAGCTATGTCCTTTGGAAGCGCCGTTGTCGCCCTCAAAGCGGGCAAGCGCGTGGCGCGTGCCGGCTGGAACGGGAAAGGAATGTGGATTGGCCAATTCACAGAGAATTGGTCTGGCGAAATGATCGGGCCGATAACGATGCCCGATGATTGGTGTGGATATTTTCCGTTTATCGCCATGTACACGGCGGACAAAAAGCTCGTTCCTTGGCTGGCGTCGCAAACGGATATTCTCGCCGACGATTGGTGCGAACTTCCAGCATGATCGAGGCCATCGTCCTTCTTTGCTCTGTCGCCGCGGCGGATTGCACGCCAGCCAATGCCGATGACTTCGTGAGGACGAGGGTGCCGATCATGGCCTGCCTGAGCGCCATGCCTCAAACCCTCGCCGCCGGGATGCCAAAAGAGCGTCTTGATGGCGAGACCATCAAGATTATCTGCAAACCCATGAAATAGGGCGGCCGCGTGAACGAAATTCGAGACATCCTCGCCGAATACCGGAATGAGCTGGAGCAGCTTCGCGCGAACCCGACAGCCATCCTTGATGAATATTCCAGCCCTGTCGCGCAAGCCGCAGCCGATGCGAAGATGGAGCGCATCGTCTTGTTGAGCCGGCGCATCGCCGCGCTCGAGGCTGTCCTCGACAAGATCGGCGGTTGAGATGGACGAAGCCCCTTGGATCGCCCTGCGCGAAGACGTCGACACCTTGAGAGACGATCTCGGAGCGCTGAGATTATCCTTTGCTGAGGTGCGATCGATTCAGGAAAGCATGCGCGCCGAAATCCCGGTCTTGCATCAAGTGCAAATCGCCGTTGCAGAAAACGGCCTGGCGACGGCCGAAAATGGCCGCGATATCAAAGAAGTCCTCTGGCTCATGAAGGGCGACGAGAACTATCCCGGCCTGATCCGCGTGGTTTCAGAAATCAAAGACCGCGAGCACGAAGCAATCAAAAAAAAGGACGTCCTCGGGGCGACGTCGGCGGCCGGGAAGGTTGTCGCGGGGATTATCGCATTCGGGGCTCTGATCGTCGCCGGCGCCCAATTTCTGCTGAGCATCAATCATCCGCCGAAGTGACCAAAACTCTGAAACTGGCTTTGGGCGGCCCCCAGCGGGTTAACGCTGATCGGGCACTTGCCTTTCAGCAAGGAGGGCCGCCCAAACTCTGAAACTGGCGCCGGTCCCTTCCCCCGGCATGGTCCGTTCTGCGGCGTCCGACGTGGCGTCCTCTCTTGCGGGGATCGCCTGAAGACCCAAAACATAGCGCTTTCACCGGGATTGTTCAAGAACCGGGTGCGCTTCCGGGGGAACGAGTGGCGAACAATCCGCACGCTTTTCGCACGTTTCAATGGATCATGTTCTTGCGCCGTTCTGCGCGAATCTTCCTAGATGCAAATCCGGTTAATTCTAAACGTATAATAATTTCAAGGTGTTAAATGGTGGGCGCGACAGGGATTGAACCTGTGACCCCTCCCGTGTGAAGGGAGTATTACGCATTTGAAGTTATTTGACTTTCTTATTATTTTCGGCTTTTCGCACGCCATTCGCACGAGTCGGTAGGAGGTCCGCCTTCCTCGCTTCCGCCGTGACGTCGGCGTGCTCGTACACGGCCGCCGCCTGTCTTGACTTCCATGCCCTTGTCGCCAGCAGCCCTGTCGTGTCAAGCCCGGCATAGCGGCGCATCCAAGCGCCATAAGTATGCCGGAAAATATGGAAGGACACGCGATTGGGAATTTCGACGCCCGAGATTTCCGAGGCCCGCGCCAGCATCGTATAAAGGCGCCCGCATTTCGTCAGAGCAAAGACGGTAGACCGGTCAAGCTGCAGATTGGCGAGCGCGGCCGTGACGACCGGCGGAAGGTGCGCCGGGCGCGGATCCCCGTTCTTGGTCTGGGGGATATAGGCGAAGCCCTCGTCAAGGCTCAAATCGCACGGCCGGAGGCGAAGGGCCTCGCTCAGGCGGCACCCAGTGTAAAGCAGAAACGTGCATAGTGCACCAAACCGCGGGTCGACGGCGGCCGCGCCTTCCAGGAGCGGTATGGCTTCCTCTGGGCGCAGCCATGTGAGCCGGGATTGCCCGCGCGCCCCAGCGGGCCGTTTCAAAGCCTTCTCGACACCCGCGCGTTTTAGGATAGCCGACATCGGAGAATAGACCTGCCGATTCCTCGTCGCGGCTGTGGCGCGGGGGTAAAGAGACACGGCTGCCGCGTCGATGTCGGATTGAGTGATCGTGGCGACAACTGCTGTCCCGAAATGGTCAAGAAGGCGATTCACGAACCGACGTTCGCCTCCGGCTTCCATATAGGCTATCGCGGCTCCGGCAAACGTTGGATCGCCGGGACGGGCATAGGAACCACGTTCGATGTCTGATTTGATGGCAGCAAGGATTTTGGCCGCGAGTTTTCGGTCGCTAGTCTTCGTGCTTTGGTCAACTCGGACTCCAAGGTGCGATCCTCGGATGCGCCAGAACGGCGTTCTGCCTTTTTTGGGTGCTTTAAGGGAGATTGGCACAGGTTCGGCTCCGGCAGGAGTTTGATCAACCTAACGATGTCAGCCTCAGTGAACAAGCGGGTGCGCCCAGCCATGCGGCCAACCGGCCTGTCTCGCAAAAAGTCTTGAAGCCATCGGCGGCTTTTCCCAAGCTTGGCCGCGACCTCATGCATTCTGTAAAGATCAAAACTTGTCATTTGATTGATCTTCGTGGATGTTTTCAAGCTTTGAAATATAGTCAATCAAGTCGTCTTTTAAGAAAAACCATTCTCCAAAATGATGATTGTGTTTAAAGGCAGCATGGATTTCCTTTTCTTTAGCTGTTCCTCCGTGGATGACTGCTATTATTTCGATCTTGAAAGGGTTCCCGCAACGCATCCCCCTTCGCCGTAGTTCTGGCTCGGCGCTTGTCCCAATTTTAACGAAATGCTCGCATTTCATAAAATAAACCCGGTCAGGAATAGCAACGGCGCCGCGACTAAAAGGCCCATCATCCTGGCGGGATTTTACGTCGTTTCTGTATTGGTATCCTCGCCGTGGCGTTGGAGATGCCCCAAAATCAAGAATATTGTCTGCGATTTCGCGCATTCTTGGCGTGACTTCAGGAGAAGTAATTTTTACCAAATCAAAAACTCCGCAAGATCGGCCGGCCGGAAGACCGCCCGCGGCACGGTCGATCGATCCGCTGCTTTTACAGCGCGGGAAAGGTCCGATTCAGAAACGCGGGCGCGGCGGGTCATTATAGGCGAACCAAAACAAACGCTATTGCAAAACCGCAAATAAGCCCGATAGCATTAAATATATTCGCGATTGTTTCGTGCGACAGTATTCCCATTGCAATAGCTCTCATTTCAGTTTCCTCAATTCCTCATCCAGCGCGTCGATGTTCGCCTTGATGACGCGGAAAGATCGGATTCGCTTACTCTCGCACGGCGGGTCATGACGTTAATTCTTGTCTGAAATAACGGGTTTCAAAACGCGGATGTGAGACGCCGCCTCCTCGAAAAGTTTCGCCAAATCTTCTGAGCTGTAGCTCTCTGAATTTGGTATCCAAAACGTAACGGCGCTCCGGTCGTCATCGTAAGGCGTATGATGTAACATTGAAGATGACGCCAACATAAATGCGATCCCGTAATAGGTGATTCCGGTATCTGCTTTTTTCGATACGATCTTAATTTCTTTGGTCAGTTCTTGCGTATAAATGTGGGTTCTCATTTTTTTGCTCCTACTCTTGCTCAGAGACGCGGGCGCGGCGGGTCAAATCAAAAACCTTTCGTCTTTCCTCGCTTTTGCTTCTATCCTGGCGAAATAGATCAGGTCAGAGCGCATGATCGCGTTCCCATGCGTTCAGCGCTTCGGGGGCCACGGTTTTAGCGAGGTCACGCAACGCAAAGGCGTATTGCTGGATTTCCCACTGCGCGTGCGGATGGCAGCGAAGCGAGAGAAACTTAAGCAAGTTCAGCAGATCAATTTTCGCGAACATATGGCTGTAAGTGTTGAGCGGGAGCACCATGCGCGCAAGTTCGCGCGGCCAGCCTTTGGCTAATAGTCCACGATATGTGTCGAATGATCTCTCGCACGTCGCGAGAAGATCGGCTATTGCAGACGCCGCGTCTTCGCCCACTGTCTTTTCGAGGTCGCGCGCCTGCTTATTGCCTTTGGACTGCACGCCGATCGCGCTCGGCGCCGGGACATAGAAAACCTCTGGCAACTCGCGATAGCGGGCGGAAAGTTCATTGAAGCTCCATGTGCGGTGCCGATGCCATTGACGGAAGACGAAGATCGGTGCGTAGACCTCGAATTGGAATTCAACCGCCTCAAATGGCGTCGTGTGCTTGTTGCGCCACAGATAATCGATCAGGCGCTTGTCTGATCCCTGATCTTCACCGGCACGCCACGCAGCGTCATACGAAACGCGGGCGGCGCGAACTATCGACAGGTCAGAGCCCATGCTTTCGACAAGACGGACGAATCCATGATCGAGGACTTCAATTCGATTGTTGAGCATTTGCTCGCTCCAAGGTTTCAATTTCTTCGTTGATGTACCAAGCGGCCTTTTTCAGGTCTTCGATATGCTTGGCCGCGTCCTTCTTCCCGGCGCGCGCGATGTATTTGACTGCGTTTCCAAGAGAGAACCCAAGTTCCCAAGCGCGAATAACCTTAATTGCCTCATAGGGGTTGTCACCGCCGCCGTAGTGAGCGGGGTGGTTAATGTTTTCTCTAATCTCCGCGCGTGATTTCTTAACGGGGGCGTTGGCGTCCTTGGCGTAGCGGGTCATTTCCGTTTCCTCAGCGATTCTTCCAACGCGTCGGCATATTCCTTGGAGATATGCATTGCGCCATCTAATTCGGATTGTAGTTGAATAATCTCATCCATCGCCCGGTTAACTACCTCGAACGCCTTTTGAAATCCGTGCCACTCGATCTCCTCCCGCGTCAATGGCCGGAAGATCGCGCTGTGCATAAGCGGGTCAGGCTGGCGCATCACGGGCTCCTATTTTGGCCCAACGAACCAATACAACCCGGCAATATTAAATTCAGGCGCCTGTTGTGATAGATCAAATTTAGACGGCGAAACCGTGTAACTAGATCCAACACGAACAAACCAGTGCTCGCCGGGCGCGGGGCGGTACTCTAGTACGGGAACCCACCCAAACTTGCGAAGCTCCGATACCTTATCGTTTAATGATTGCATCATTCCCTCCGTCAGTTGTCCCGTTGACTTCTCGGGCGCCGATCGCCGGTTATCCGCTTCTGCCTGATGTGCATCAATCCCAGCGAAAACAACTCCCACATATGACGCGCAGTGATCGGCACACACGCGCACAAGGCAGCCAGAGCAAATGCAGCGTGGGCATAGAAAGTCCACGGGAGACGCGACCCCTCTATAGTTATCAAATATGCGTAGCATGACACCATTAGCGTCAGGAAGACGAACGCCACCACCCACAGCGCTGTCTTTATAAGCTCTTTTAGCATGACGCTTATTCCCTCGGTTTGGTTAGATCGCCCGCCCGCGCCATCGCAATAAAGTTTGCCCCCAAATAAATGTCATCATCGACTTGTTGATCGACTCCTTCGCTTCGCAACATTTCAATAGACGGAGTTGGCGGAACCACGCGCACAATACCGTTCTGAGCGTCGAAGGCGATGGTCTGTTCCTCCAAGACAGTTTCCCATCCAGCAGGGTGAGTATGTATCCATTCTTCAACTTCGTATGACGGCATTTGGCGTTGAACGACAGCCCTCGCCATCGCCTTGATGGCCGTCGTTCTTAGGTCGGTCATTTCGGCTCCTGTAGTGCGGCGCGGGACAATGCGGTCGCTATATAATCTATTGCATCACATAAACCTTCGTCACGTCCCGCCGTCCCGCCTGACGTTTGCGCAGCAACACTTAACCTTTTTGCCGCTATGATTAATTCATCCAGCGCCTCCTGCAGCCTCTCGTTCTCCGCGCGGGCCTCGTCTCTTTCGCGGGCAAGCCTGCAAATCATCTGCGCGGCGCCGTAAGATTGGTTACGGCTCAACTCGTCCGAGACGGCCAATATTTCTTTCTCGTCTGCGCTGGCTGGGCGGTCGCATCCTGGTGAACCAATCATGTCAATTCCCCTCGCGCTGCGGCGTCATGCCATCTGAACACCGCCATGCCGGATCGGTCAAAGCCGTGCTGTTGCCATGCGCCGTTGTCGCGCGCAATTGATCCCATCTCGCCGCTCAAGCTGAACCCCAACGCGGGGCCTTTCGTCTTTGCGGCTTTCGCGCGCGGCTTGCGGGGCTTAATAGTGTTTTGCCGGACGTTCATTTTTCCTCCGGGGGTTTCCGCGAAAGTGCCTGCGCGATTGTCTCTAACGCCGTCGCTATACGCATGAACGTAACAACTTCCGCATGCGTCATACGCATATGATATCTATCACGTGCGCTATAACTTTCTTCCGTTGACCTATTCATGACGTCCAGCGCATCATACAGCAGATCGTCAATGTTAATCTCTTTCGTCCTCACAACCGCATCTCCTTCAGGCGCAGGATAGCACCCTGTAAGTGTTCATTTCGTTCGTGGCTAGTTCCGCCCCCGGCGAAGGTTGTCGAACGGCATTTCAAGCTCTGATAGGGCGCGCTTCAAATGTTCGAGACGCTTGCGCCACAACCATCTTTGAAAACCAAATAATCCGCTTGGCGGTTGCGAGGCTTCAAGTCGATCAATGTCGCGTTTAAGAAGCGCCCGTTCGATCTGGGACGAAATTGATCCGTGCGTTTTCATCGTGGCGTGTCCTCGTAAAGAGCCTTGGGCTTCAAGCTTGTCCGATCGAATCTGCGGACCTTCTCTGCCTTCGGAGGCGATGGGATTTTCTGCTTCTCTGCTTTGATGCCGAGGGCTGCGCGCTTCTGCGCTTTGGCCTTCGTGATCGCTGGCATGTCTTGATCGTGGGTCTTGATCGCGGCGCATTTCGGATGCGCGACGCCTCGGTTTTCAGGTTCATTCCCGCCGCCGAGACCGAGGGCGCGCTTGTGCTCGTCGATAAAGCTCCCGACGATCTTCAATCCGCAAATGCAACATTTGCCGTGCTCTCGCTCGAACAGGGCCAGCCGTTGAGTTGGCGTGAGCGGTTTGCGTGGCGTGGTTCCGACGTCGGTCATTGTTCGTTGCGCATCGCTTTTGGAAAAAGCATTTCGACGCTCGCGGCGTAGAAACTATCAACTTCTGCCTTAAGTTCTTTCAAAAGGTCTGCTTTCGCTATAGGGTGAGACGCGTAAAACTCAGGAGAAAACCGGAGCAATACGTCGTCCATGTTTTCAATATCTGCCGTAACGGTCAGGATAATTCGCTTACTCACGCCGCCGCATCCTCCATTAGATCTGACGCCTTGACGCCGATCAGGTCAGCGCACCATCCGAGGACGGAATCTTTGCTGGCCTGGAATTCCTTATGCTTCATCGCGCGCCCGGCTTGGCTCTTTGGCGTCAGCCGCGTCACCACGCAGCCGGACACATTGACGATCGCGTATTCACCGCCATCACGGAGCGCAGCGGCCAGCCGGATCGCCTCGCCCTTCGTCGGGACAACCCATTGCTTTGAATTGCACCAGCCGGTCATGATCAGCGCGCGGTGGCGGAGATCTTCGACCGTCTGGAAATCTTGGGCGATGTCTTCCGGCAGGCTCATCCAGATGTCGCGCAACGTCGCGAAATAGTGGCGTCTGGACGGCGACGATGTTTCCTCGTTCTCGACCAGGATGTATTTCTGGCCGACGACGAACTCCCGGTCAGCTTGGCGCGGCCGAAGCGGCCGCATTTCTGAGCCGGTCCACTCGAAGGGTTGCGGCGAGGTCATAGCGATTCCGCTTGCACTGGCTTGAATGACAGGCTTTGAAACTTCTCGCCTTTGGAACTTGTCTTTGTCCAAGCCGATATTTTATACAGGACGCCGCCGATCAGCGCCGTTCCCGTCGCGTTGGGTTGGCTTTCCTTTTCGCGCCGCTCGTTCTTGAAAAGAACGCCGGAATTATCTCTTTGCTCGAAACTCATCATGCGGCCGCCCTCTGGCTATAGCGGCGAACGCTCTCGACCATCTCCGCGAGTTCGGAATTGAATTCATCAATGGCCTTGGCGAGCTTGGCGATATAGATTTCGTCGCGATAGGCGCGCCTGATCAGCGACGGCATGCCGGTAAAATAAACGCAGATGTCGATCCACTCGCGCTCTGCGATCCAAAGCGCGCCCTGGCACTGCGCGACGTGCTCGGGCGGGAACCAGCTTTTGTCGGCACCGGCCTTCTCCAGCGTCTCGATCAGCAAATCCGGGCGCTGCGTCTTTAGTTCGAGCAAGCCGTCAGAACCGATTAGGGCGTCCGGTGAGCAACCTTTCTGCCCGCTGCGGATGAACCCAACCAATTCAGGCTCTACGCCAGCCAGGAAGGCGTAATAGTCGCGGGCTTCCACCTCCATGATCTTCCCGCGCTCAAGCGCGCCATTCGTGAAGGATTCGAGAGGCTGGCCGGTGATGACCTCGGCGGCAAGACGGCGCATGTACGATTTGCGCGTTTTGCTCTCGGCGCCGCCGCGGCCGTTGGCGAGGACATCTGAAAAGCACGATGCGGTGACAAGTCCGCATCTGGCCTGTCTCCAAGCATCGGTTCCCTGCTCAAGGCCGTGGAAAACCTCAATCATTTGCGCGCAGCCTTCTGCTTCAAGAGGTCAACTGCCGCCGCATATTTGTCGGCGAAAATGTCGGCAAGGCTTTCAACCTTGATGAAGCGGAGGAACGCCGCTTTGTCGGCGCCGGCGCTGTCGATCATGGCTTGCAGTTCGCCGATTTGATCCTCGGTGATTGTCTCGCGGCTTTTGCCGCCAGCGGCCCGGCCGTCGTCATCCGTCTCGCCGCTTGTCAAATTAAGTAGCGCGCTCGCGGTATAGCGCTTGCCGTAACTGATCGACGAGCCAACCGATTGGATCGAGTTTTTCGATCCGCTCGTATCAAGGGGAAACGTCTTTGTTGTTTCCTCCTGATGCCCGTCGCGGTGAAGTAGAATCGCGGTAACGGTCAGCTTTCCGTCGCCGTCGCCGGTACGAAATGAGAGCGAAAACCCGTGCGCATGGAGAAGCGGCCGAATTGCTTCGTTCACATCTTCCCATAGGGCATATTTTTGCGCTTTCGCTGCGTCGGTTCCAATCTGAATTCTGCCGCGCTCTTTGATGACAGGGATTTTCGCTTGCAGTTCCGCCAGCGCATCGGCATAGGCGGCTTTGGCTCGCACCGACTGCGCGCGCTCATGCATCGCCATGAGCCGTTCAAGCTTATCCACGTCAACAGCCGGATCTCGCGCGGCCTTTGCGATGACGGCCAGAAGAGACGCTTCCTCAGACATTGGTGATTCAGGAAGTGCATAAAGCTCCGGAACTCGTGACGCTTCGATGATCCCTCTCGGGTGAATTTCACTCACTTCGGCTTCCTCCAGTTTCTGCACCGCGCCTGAAGCGCTGGCGTAATGAATCGATTGCAAGGATCATCGGCATTGACGCATACCTGGGTGATAGGCGCGCATTCGAAATGGCCGCTGCGGATGTCACAATGATAGTCGCCGGGCCGATCAATCACGGCCATACTGTCTGTTGTGGTGCACATGGGGGCGATAGCAATCTCCGCCCGCACCGGCGTTGCGCCACAGAGCGTCCCCGCCAGCACGATCAGCGCGGCTCCTATGCGGGCGATGCGCCATGTAAGAGGAAGGCTCATCGCTTGGACGCCCACATAAACGCCCAAATAATCGCAACCACGGAAAGGCACGTCACTGCGTGAGAGAAAGCTTCTGGCCAGTTCATGCACCGACCCCTGTTTCCTGATCGCTTTCAGCCGGATCAAACGCTGGGCGCCGTCGCCAAATGGCGTCGAAAGCGAACCCGGCCCAAAGTTGACCGACGAAAGCCGCGCCAAGGAGAAAGCCAAAAATCGCAACGGAGAGATCGCTTATTTGTGAGGGGATGCAGTTCATGACCGGCCCTCAGCTTTGGCGATGGCCGCCTGAACGTCGGCAAGAATGGCGTTGCGAAGTGTTAAGGTTTTAACTTCATCGCCTATTACATAAAGATATTCCGCCGTAATCTTCGCCGCCGCAAGCAGGTCTGGCGCGGCGGCGATTAACCGCGCATTGGCGACGGCTTCTTCGCGTGGTATCGAAACGTCGGCGTCGTCAGCGCTGTAGATATTCGCGAGGTCGTCAGTGTTGCCGCCGCATATCGTCAGCGGCTGGCAATAATTGTGGGGCTGATCGTGGTCGTCAGCCTCAAGAAACGTCCATGGTGCTGGGGTATGCGCCATTATAGTTCCCCTTCGTCATTCGGCGGCCGAAACCGGCGTTCGTACCAAACCGCAATTCCGAAAGCGGCGGAAAAGATCACCGCAAGAGCAATCGATGTGACAATGATTGTGGTGCTCATTTATCAAATCCCTGAAGCCAATCGGCAGGGAGATCGTTCTTGTCGCCGCCCATGCGCGCGGCTATAGAGGTCGGGCTGTATTTGCGAGCGATCAACGCTTCGACAAAGCCGAATCCGCCAATGGCGAGCGCGAGCGATGCGAAGAAAATCATAGTTCCGCGGAATATGAATTCGCCGACGAAGATTAGCATTTAAGCCTCCATTTCCGGGCTGTATGTTTCAGGGGTTTTGTAAAAACCCCATGCAACCGCGGCATGTGCTGTCGTGATGTCCGGCGGAACGCGCAGATGAAACGTGCGCCTTTCGCCATGTTCGACGGTTGCGTTCTTTACCTCCACGAAAACAAGCGGTTCATCACCACCGTCTTCGCCGCGCCATAAGACGCCGTATTCGCTGGAATCTACCATCACCGCCCCGATGTCGCGTAGATAACGATCTCGGCCATATAAATCACGGAGAACGCGCCGAAATTCGACATTCTCCTCGGCTTTTATTTGCGAGAAAGTGATCTGCCCGCGATCGGTGATAAAGCGCGCAGGAATGCGTAGGCCGTGCCACGCATAAATTGACCAACCATCACGATACGCCAGAGCGGGGCCAGTCTCGCAATGCAGACGATGTTGCGCGTCTCGATTGATGGACTCGGGGCGATCTGTGATAATTACAGCGTTTGCGAACGGCCACCACCATCCTGCATTTTGTGCGACCGCCATAAGCGGGGATAAACGATCTGGACCGTTGATTGTGACTCTGCGGACAGCGCGCCGGAAAAAATCATAAAACGATAGCCACGAAGATTCGTGTTGCCCATAGATGGCTTTACCGACCTGAGCCCCGACCTGAGCCCTGACCTGATCCCAGACCTGAGCCCCGACCTGATCCCAGACCTGAGCCCAGACCTGAGCCCCGACCTGATCCCTGACCTGATCCCAGACCTGAGCCCCGACCTGATCCCCGACCTGATCCCTGACCTGATCCCCGACCTGATCCCTGACCTGATCCCAGACCTGAGCCCCGACCTGAGCCCAGACCTGAGCCCCGACCTG